GTCATGTGGAAAGCCAAAGAAAGTATGGTCTCCCTGTTCACAGTCATACTCATATGCTGTTGCCTTAGCTTGTGCTTCTTCTAATTGAAGTAACTTAACTAAATCACCATTAGATACTAATTGAGTTGCAGCTCTGACTGACGCTCTGGCAATTATGTATCTCTGTATAGCTGGCGGTACATCATCAAAATCTAATAAGTATGTTATATCAAAATAATAATCTCCACTAAACACAAATGTATGATTAACATTGTCATACAACTTACCCTCCTTTCTTACTACATCTATGGTTCTATCAGACAAACCTTCATGTACGTCATATCTAAGATAGTTAGTAGGAATTAAGTAATGACCATTAGCATCAGGAGATCTTAATACATGGTCTTCTTTGTTAAAATGCCATCCTTCGTTTTGCACGTCTTTTGTAACTTCCATAAGAAGTCCATGAATCATTGCAATCTGTGGGTTAGCATATGTGTTTGCTATTTCTTGTCCTGTGTTAGTTACGTCTGTAGTTACTGTTCCAAGAGTAGTTACAGGCGATTGACCAATGCTACCCAAGATAGAATTAACTGCGGATAGTTCGGTATCGGTTGCTATTTGAGTAGTCATAAAAAAAAGGGGGACACGAAGTCCCCGTATAAAAAATAAAATTAGTTAGCGTTAGCAGGGTATTGGTTACCGAATACAGCGTTACCTGTAGATCCAGTAGCAGCACCAGCGATAAGCTCAACGCAAGCAGCAGGGTTTAGGAAATCTGCCCCCATAGCTAGTCGTCCCAATATTACATCTCCTTGGTATACCACGGACACATCTCCAGATGTTACCTGAACTTGTGGTCCGATAGCTTCTACAACTCCAGCAGCTTCCTTCTGGAAGATTAATCCGCAAGAGTTAGCGAAGTCAGTAGCATTACCGTAGTTTCCGTTAATACCAGTTACAGAAGCTCTAGCGTCTTCTGCTGTTTCACCTACAAAGTTACCTAAGTTACCGGGAGATGTTACTCCGGGGTTAGTTGCAGATGCAGTACCAAACTTAGTACCATACTGTCCAAAGAACGGAATGTTCATGGACTTAAAGATCTTAATACCAGCGATCTCTACTACGCCTTGTCCAGACTGTAAAGCTGTTCCTTGTGCATCACGGTTGATTAGACCATTTGAGATAACACCAGCACTTACATCATTGATGAGACTGTAGTATTGACGAGGGTTTAGGACGGCGCATCTTCCGTCAGAGCTGACTCCTTTTTCGTCAAGAGCAGCAGCAGCATCATAGAAAGCGTTTACAAGTAAACCAGCATCATAAGCATTTGTTGCGTTACCTGTACCTACTCTGATCTGTGTACCGCCGGGCTCTGCGAAGCCAGACTTAGAAACTGGAGAAGCTTGTCTAGCACCTTTAGCGATAGCTCTAAAGATTAGTCTATCGTACTTTTGTGCAAGAGCATAACCGATCTTCTTAGAGATCTCTCCTCTCAATTCATAGTGTGCTAGTGTTTCATCTAGCTCATATACGAAAGCTGAACTGATTAATAGGTCGTCGCATGTTATGGTTTTTTCAGCTACTGGAGGTGCTCCGTCGCTGTTACCCATGATGCTATTTCCCGGTGTGTGGAACTCAGCTTTTGTGTGTCCAGTGTAGATGAACTGTAAAGATTTTCCATTTTTAAGAGTTCTCTTCATAACGAGATCCCTTGCTATCGCATTGTGCTGGAAGCCTTTAAACATTTCTCCACTGAACAACTTTAAATAAAGGGCGCGTGGGTCAGTACCGCCATTCAGCGCACCCGGACGGGTTAGCTTGGCTAACTGAGACGCACCAGTATTTTGTTGTGCCATTGTTTATGGTTAAAATAAAGGGTATATTGTATCGTTCCTAACGTTAGAATGTTGTCAGTCTTAATTGGTCTAACGTGAGACTGGCACGTTTTGTGGTCTTTTCCCACCGTCGACGGGTAAAAGGTATCCTCCTCAGAGGGCTTTTCCCAAATTGAGTAGGGAGGAGTTGAACCTCCCCTAGATCGCCTAACCGATTACTCTTGTGTAAGCAACGCCACGATATACGAATGTAACTTTCATGGTTATCTCCATATACCTAAGCCCCGTTCCATGCTTAGGAGTCATGCGTCCCCGAGGGGATGAACGGACGTGGCTGCCAGTGTCGGGTGACACCGGAGATGATAAAGATATTAGTTATCAGAGTTATCAGAGTCAGAAAGTTCTTTATCAGTTTCTTTCTTTTTTTCCTCTTCTTCATAAAAGCCATAACGGGTGACACTTGCTTTACCGAAGCAACCTCCTTCAGATTGTTGTGACATTATCCTATTGTAGGTGCAGTCAAAGCGACTGATGTAGACTCAGTAGAAGCTAAGTCAAGTGGGAAGTTGTGAGCATTACGCTCGTGCATTACTTCAAATCCAAGGTTCTGTCTGTTTACTATGTCAGCCCATGTAGGAATAACTTTACCATTAGCGTCAACTACTGACTGGTTAAAGTTGAAACCATTAAGGTTGAAAGCCATAGTGCATATTCCCATGGAGGTAAGCCATATGCCAACCACGGGGAAAGTACCAAGAAAGAAATGTAGAGCACGAGAATTATTGAAAGAAGCATATTGAAATATTAATCTCCCAAAGTACCCGTGTGCAGCGACAATATTATATGTCTCTTTGTCTTGCCCAAATTTATAGCCATAGTTCTGCGATACCTCGTCTGTCGTTTCCTTAATAATAGAGGAAGTAACCAGACTTCCGTGCATAGCAGCGAAAAGAGCTCCACCGAATACCCCAGCAACACCAGCCATATGGAATGGGTGCATGAGGATATTATGTTCTGCTTGGAATACGAACATAAAGTTAAAAGTACCAGAAATACCAAGAGGCATGCCATCACTGAAACTCCCTTGTCCGAAAGGGTACACTAAGAATACTGCTAGAGCTGCTGAGACTGGAGCTGTGTATGCCACAAATATCCATGGTCTCATACCTAGTCTGTATGATAGTTCCCATTGTCTGCCTGCGTATGCAAGCACGCCTATCAAAAAATGAAAGACAATAAGTTGATATGGTCCGCCATTATATAGCCACTCGTCTAGCGTAGCTGCTTCCCATATAGGGTAAAAATGTAGTCCGATTGCGTTCGAGGAGGGGACGACAGCTCCTGATATAATATTGTTCCCATATAATAAGGAGCCGGAAACGGGCTCACGTATGCCGTCGATGTCCACAGGTGGAGCAGCGATGAAGGCGAGTATGAAACATGTTGTAGCAGCTAGTAAGCAAGGTATCATTAGTACTCCAAACCATCCTACATATAGGCGATTGTTTGTACTTGTTACCCACTCACAAAACTTCTGCCAGTTGGTTGTAGTGTCTCTTGTTACTGAGATTGCAGCCATTTGATTAGTTAGTTAATGTGTATGTTGTTACATTCCTCGTCTACTTTAGAGAGGAAGAAATTGATGAGGTCTCTCTTAGCTTCGTAAGGTAAGTCCTCATCTAGTATCACTTTGTATCTTGCTTCGATAAATTCAAAGCAACTCATTTTCCAGTTGTAAGGGTCTATAACCCTTGGTTTAGAAAACGCCGGGTATGATCTGACCTGTAGTAATGTAGGCACCAAGAGCAGCAACAAAACCAAGCATCGCTGCCCAGCCATTAAAACGTTCTGCTTCATGTGTAAAAATTGGGTTGGTGTTGTGGTGTGACATTTCAATTAATTGGATTGGTGGTTCGTAAGGGTACTCGTTTTCGAGTAGTGTATCTAGATCTCTTGTTTTCATCTTTTGCCTTTCTTAAAATCTTCAAAAGATACTTCTCCGCCTTTCATACGGTAGTTTTTATATGCCGTTTGTTGTTTCATCTTTGGTACAAGATTCACATGGTTTGGCATAGTAGATTTAATTTTGAGATCTTTTTTGTTTTTCTTTTTTTTACCGAACATTAGAATTGTAAGTCGGATTGATTTAATTTTCTGAGGACATCATCTCTGTATGCCTCATCTGTCTCATAGCGTGGATCTCCCATCGCTGAGACAAGTTCTGCTTGAGATCTAAATGTTTCTCCAGCAGACGATGCAGCTCTGCCTTGTAGCATTCTGCCTTCGTAGCCATTAGCTTCATTATACTCATTCTGTAATCCCTTGAATGCTATGCTAATAGCCATTGGATTACCTGAGTCTACAACAGAATCAAAAGCATTGATAGCGTCGTCAGTTAAATTCTGAGCAGCCCAATCAACAACTGCGTTGTAGTTTGCTTCTCCTCCACAAGCGTTCTGAACACTATTAACTTGTGCTTCAGATAATTCTACACCTTGTGTAGGTGCTTGAGGATTGTTAGCTTGGATCTCTATGTAAGCGTTTACTAAGTCTTGACTACTCATTTGACTAAACGACTCTATAGTTTCTTCACTAAGTTGTCCGTCATTTGCATAGTATTCTTCTGACGCTTCATTAATTAAATTGATCGCAGGAGCATATTCAGATACCTCCTCATCGCTTCCTTCTTCCTCTTCATATCCTTCGTCTGTACTTTCGTAGTCGACTTCTTCTTCTTCTGTTTGTCCAAGTTTCTTTTGTAATGATAAGTATGCGCTTTCTAATTCTTCTGCGCTTTTATATTTACCAGCTAGTAGTCCTTCTTGTTCTGCTACTAACTGTTCTCCTACTTCAAGCGAGTTCTG